TCGATCATAAGACAAGCTCACGTATCGATGAAGACTTCTTCGAGAAGCTGGAAACCGATGAGCAATGCACATCCTATCTGTTTGCAGCAGAAGTGGAGGCAAAGTATTATGATCTTCCATACGCAGGTCAAGCCATCCAAGAGGTTACGTACAACGTCATGCGTAAGACATACCCGAAACCTCCCACGGTGGTACGCGGTGGACTCTTTTCAGTCGATCGTAACAATGAATCTTGCACCTTCGATATGCTCGTGGAATGGATGCAAGAGAACGGAGTCGATTACGAATCGTTGCCGCCCGCGCATCAAGGGTATTACTCGTATCTCAGAGATGTAGGTGTCGAGCAGTTTTTCATTCGTAAGCACGTAAGGCGCAATCGTCATCAACTAGCTAACGCATCGTACCGCCTGTATCAAGAGGCTATGGATATGCTCGATCCCAATTTGCGGATCTATCCAAATCTACGCAACGACTACAGTTGTTTGCGTTGTCAATTCAGAGCGCCATGTTTAGCGATGGAGGATGGTAGCGATGCCGAACAACTTATCCGAGACAATTATGTCAGACAGCGGGATCGATGAGGCTGAGTCAGTACCCAAACTCAAGCCTGGTGATGGTAAGACTACGTGTAAGATATGTAGTAAGCCATTACCACCACTGGCTATGATGGATAGAGATCCATACTGTAGCACAGCTTGTTGTAAGAGCGATCATTACCTACCGTGGGAACAAGAAGGTAAGAAAAGGGCAGGCTAATTGATACTGATGGCTAGGAATAGCAGTAGTTTCCCAAGGCGTCTTGCCAGTGTAGTACCTATCCGTTATATCAAAAAATGGCGGTTGGGTCTGGCCTAGCAGCGTAAGCTTCGTCGGATGGAGCTAAAAAGACACGCGAAAGGGATTTCACCTAATCCCGCCTAAACAGAAACAAATGGGCGTACAGGAGATTACTGCTATTTGTGGCCTCTCAGTCAAAAACCAGCACAGGGGGAATCTAATATGCGTCGTGATGATGACGATGATGAAGGTCTGTCAGAGGTTCAGGATTACGTAGATTATCTGCAAGGTATGGGTACTCCAGCAGATAGAGCACGGGATCAAGTAATGCAAGATCGTGGTATGCACGATGACTGTGGTACTTGTGGTGGTACTGGTATGATCGGTGCCGCCGATTGTCCTAGTTGTAGGGGACAAGGCATTTGGCCAAGACTAGAACAAGGTGGAGTAGACTCTGTGTAGTCTAATATATTATGCCACTAACGCCAGAACAAATAAGAGAACTCAGACACAAAGAAGAAACTAAAACACTCAAGAAACCAGCGAACAAACGACAGCGCGAAATCGATGCGATCAAAGACAAGCAGCTTAGCAAACGCCCGAAGCGGCTGATTCGTGTCAAGACACAGTATCCACAGTTTCCGCGTGGTGGGCCAGTAGGACGTAATGACGTGGCTCGCTCATGTACTACGCATGGCTGTGGTCTGCCGACATGGATCAATTATAAGGGCATGCCGCTCTGTAATCATTGTATGATTCATGCACTCTCATATGAAATCGCTGAACTAACATGGAGAAACAATGGCAACAGTCACGATCCCAACGACTACTTCTGAGTCGGCACCTATTGCGGTAGTCGAAGGTTTGGATGATCTTGCAGATAAACTGCAAGTCAAGCCTCCGTCGGAAGTAGTGAATTGGATCAACGCTCTAATTTATGGAGAGCCGGGAGTTGGGAAAACTTATCTTTGTGGAACTGCCGAGGATCATCCTGATACTAGCCCTGTGCTGTACTTGGATATTGATGGTGGGGTTACTACTCTACGCCATCGATCAAGCCTTCATGTAAAGGCTGTCCGCAGTATTGAGAAGATCAAGCGCGGAGACGAGCAGATCCTCGGTATCAATGAGGTTTATGAGATGCTGTTTCAGTCGATCGACAAGGATACTGGTAAGATGCCGTATAAGACGGTTGTCATCGATCGGCTGGATGAGCTAGCAGACATTGATATGCGATACATCATGCGTGATGCGTTCAATCGTAGTCCCGAAAAAGTGGATATCGATGTACCATCGCCGCGTGAGTGGGGAATCAATCGTTCGCATATCCGCAAGCTAGTTAGGGCATTCAAGGATCTTCCCTGTCATTGTCTGTTTGTTGCGGGAGTGACAGTGTTCCAAGAGGAAGGTCAGCCCACCAAGTATTCACCAGGATTCGCGGGTAAACTGCGAACAGAGCTTCCGGGCTTTGTCGATATCGTTGGGTATTATTACAACGAAATCAACAGCACGGGAGAAGTGCAACGCAAAATCCAGTTCCAAGGCACGCGACGTGTGCAAGCAAAAGATCGCACAGGATCGTTGGGTGGGGAACTGGTAGATCCCACGATACCAACTATGTGGGAACTAATCAATCCAACATGAACAAGGAGACAAACGATGTGGGAGAAGATCAATAAGGCTATCCAGAACATTCTCGACGGTGACGCTAAGCGAATCGACGGAGATGGATGGCTAGTCTACGCGGTCGGCTCTAACGTTGTTCGAGTCGATTTCAAAACAGACATGCTTACACAGTATTTTCAATCAAACCCGACAGCATGAAAACAACACACAAGAAAAAGAGGAGAGATCTATGGGTTTGCTAAACCTATCTGATGCTGATCTTTCCGGCTTCGAGCCACTTGAGCCTGGCAGGTATAATGCCAAGGTTTTCGAGATGACGATGGATGCCGTGAAGAACACCAGCGGTGAAGGTAAGATGCCTGCTGGTACTCCGATGGTCAAGATTCAGTTTAGACTTACTGATGAAGGGCCGCTCAACAATCGGGCTGTATGGGTTACGTATGTTCTTCCTCCGAAGGACTATGATCCTGGGAAGGCTGCGAAGATGAAGGGTATGCTTGCTCGTACCTTCATCGCTCTCGGTGATTCGGAGGAAACCGTGCGTGCCAAGAACTTCGATCCCGACCTCGAAGACTACAAGGGACGTGAGTGTGTTGTAGTCATCGGTAAGGAGCAAAAGCGTACCCGCGATGGTGACATCATCGATGGCGAGTACAACAATCCCGTCAAGGGAGTAAAGCCTGCTGGCAGTATTATTACTACCAGTGGCGGGCTGTTGTAACAGACTAGTCAGCTCTTTTCCGCGGCTGATCTAGTTGGTAGAGAGTGCGCTAATCACGTTCCCGTAAGCCAATGATGGTTAGTTGGGAATCCAAGCCCCGTACCCCCGTGACTTGGTGAGTAGGTTCGATTCCTACCACTCTCATAATGGCAACAACGGAAGCTAAGAGTGCAATACGTTTGAAGTTCTTCGAGATGCTCTTTGGCACAGCCAAAGGGTACGTTTGTTTTGCTACAACTGATCCACGCGCTCCCAAGGCTACCTTCATACAGAAGTTCTTTGAGTGGCCTAAAGAATCCTTGAAAGCTGAGAACTGGATTCTCAAGGTAGAGCCTAATCATAACGTATATTTCTGCGCTACCTTGTTTGAGAAACAGGAGCGTAAGAAGGAGAACTGCTTGCCTACGAATCTATTGTGGGCTGACTTGGATTCGGTCAATCCCGATACGTTGGAGATTCCTGCTCCTATCGTGATTCAGTCGAGTCCCGGTCGTTGGCAGGCTCTCTGGCGTATGACTACTCAGGTGCCACCTATACAAGCGCAAGAATACTCGCGCCGTATAGCATATACGGTTGGTGCTGACAAATCAGGTTGGGATATTACCCAACTTCTGCGGATTCCATTGACTACTAACTTCAAGTACGATCCTCCGGCTTTTATTGAATTGGAACGTTGTCTTGAGGCAACAGCAAAGCCACTGTTGTTCGATCAACTATCGGGCGAAAAAAGTTCGATTGAAATTCCAGAGATTGCGCTCGATTGTAAGAGTATTCTCTATAAGTATATGACTCAACTAGATGCAAATTTCTTGGCTGATTTTACATACGAGCCTGATCTTGATGATAGCTGGAGCGAGCATATCTGGCGCGTGATACATAAATGTTTCTATGCTGGCATGTCTATAGAAGAAACATTTACTGTAGCTAATGACGCTGCCTGTAACAAATATGCTCGCGATGGTAGACCAATAGAACATCTTTGGCGCGATGTACTCAAGGCATCACATGAACATCAGTTTCCTATTGGTGAAATCAACGAATTGTTGATGATGCCAATGCTTGTTGAATCGAAGCATTCTGATACATTCTTGGATACATACAGAGAATGGGCAACTGGGACTACCGATGCTGTACCAGACTTCCATGAGTTGTGTATACTCATCATACTCAGCGCAATCGTATCAATGTCAGTAAAGATCGAAACTGATCTGGATGATCCAATCTCTCCTAATCTCTGGGGAATGATTTTAGGTGCATCATCTCGTACTCGGAAAACTACAGCCATGAGAAAAGCTATGAGCTTCTTATTGGAGATTGATCCTCAGATCATGGTTGCCTCCGAAGCTACGTCCGAAGGATTGCTTGACCGTGTATCTCAGCGTGAGAGAAAGTCAAGCCTCATGCATAGAGATGAAGTATCTGGCATGTTTGATTCAATCAAGTATAGGGATTATATGTCCGGTTTCCAAGAAACCGTATCGGGTTTGTATGATGCGCCTCCCATCTATACCAGACAATTGCGTAGGGAATCATTCGTCATAGAGAATCCACGTTTTCTCATTCTATGTGGTGGAGTCAAGGAACGTGTCTTTGCCTCAATCACAGATCGGAACGTAACCTCAGGATTTTTACCACGATTCCTAATTGTTACAGGAGAAGCGCAACAGGAGCGACGGAGAATTGGATTAGCTAAAGAAGATGGCAAAGAGAAGCGTCGAATCATATTGGATTTTATTGCCGATCTATATCAAGTCTATGCTTGTCAGGTAGAGCAACATATTGGTGGAACTAAGATGATGACTGATCCCAGCTATACAGCAAAATTCACTCAAGAGGCTATTGATAAATGGAACGACTTCAATGATCTTTTGCAGGATACTGCTGAGGATAGCTTGATAAGAGATTTGGCTGAGCCTACCTTTGTTCGTCTGGGAATGTCCATGATGAAGACGGCAGTTATCTTCGCTGCTATTCGACAGAAGCCAGGAGCTTATGTATCGTCTTCGCCTTCAATAATCGTAGAAATAGAAGATGTTTTGAATGCTGCATGGTATGTCCAAAAGTGGGGAAAACATTCAGTAGAACTAATTATCAATGCCGGCAAGAGTTTGGATGAACGCAAAATTGAGGATATCGTAGACTTCATTGGAAATAAACCAGGAGCACTTAGAATGGAAATCATGCGTCGATTCAAACTAACAGCAAGAGAGGCCGATCAACTTATGCAAACGATTGAGCAACGCGGCTTGGTCAGGAAGGAACAGCGGCATCGTGGACACGCCTACTGGATCACATAAATTGAGGGAGATAGATGAGCCTATGATAATAGGACTCTCGGGGCAAAAAGGATCAGGCAAAGATACCGTTGCAGCTTATCTCGTCAAAGAACACGGATTCGAGCGCAAGGCATTTGCTGATCCACTCAAGCAATCCATTGCAGCTCTCTTTGACATACCGTTCTCTGCCATAGACAAGTTCAAGAATATCGAAGACCTGAGAATTGTGATGGAAGATAAACATTCCCCATCTGTGCATTATACTGATATGTCCTTCCGCACATTTCTCCAGCGATTCGGTACAGAGGCGCACAGAGATATTTTCGGCAAAGATTTCTGGCTAGACTACACACTTCCTGTGCAGGGTTTTTATCCGGGGCGCGCGATTGTCGTGACTGATTGTAGATTCAGTAATGAAGCAAATCGCATACGTGAGTTAGGTGGCCTAATTGTGAGAATCACAAGAAGTGCGGCCTTCGATGAACAAGACCAGCACAGGAGTGAGGTCATGGACTTCGATTGGGATTACATGATCGAGAACGACGGTAATCTCAGCGATCTATATATGAACGTAGAGGATATGCTATGTCACATGATAGACCGTGTGGAGGCTAGGTGAAGAAGGGACAGAAGAAACCTGATGTAACCCGTACTGCTAGACATAACCATCTTCTGCTGATGATCGCAGACGGCGCTACTGTAGAGGAAATGGCAGAAGAAACTGGTGTGGCTAGAGCTACAATCAACCATGATCTACAAGAACTGCGTGATAGATTTGGAGCCAGGAATAACTGTAATCTCGTGGCTCTCGCGTATCAGAAAGGTATTCTAAATGGGAGACAGTTCGTTGACTGATAGGAAGCACCCACTAGCTGTATGCGAGAAATGTCCGTTCGCAAACAGATCATACGCAGCTACCACTGGCCCTAAGAATGCTAAGATAGCCGTGGTATCACGCTCGCCAGGACACTACGAGGCTTTGGCGGGTAAGACATTTACCGGGCCAGCAGGCAAGGTTCTCGATCATTTGCTAGAAATCCACGGTACGAGCCGTGATGATGTAATCGCCACGAATGTCGTCTTGTGTCAATCGGACGGACAAGAGACAGGTTTCGCAGTTGCTCAATCTTGCTGCGAACCGAGGCTTGAAGATGAAATCAAGAATGCTGAGACTGTCATAGCTTGCGGTGTTGAAGCGGTCTACGGTATTCTCGGTGTTACCAACATTTCGCAGAATCGCGGGTACGTGCATGAAAGGCAAGCACAGGGTAATGGCAACAAGATACAGCGGGTGATTGCTACGAGTAACCCTGCTGTCGTGGTTCGTGATGATGCCAACTACCCGAATATTCTGCGTGACTTTAGGTTAGCTCTCGATCCACTTCCTGTGCCGGCTTTACCACGGGTGCGCGTGATCGATGATTTGGAGGAAGCGAAGGAAGCCATCAAAGAGATGGATGCCATGATAGAACCAGGCACTTTGATTGCTTCCGATATTGAGACAAGAGGCGTGGGAGAACAGGATGGCCTAGCCCATACAGCACAGATCGTTTGTGCTGGGTTCTCTATTAGGCCAGAACGTGCGGTAGTATTTGGTGAGAAGGTTGTTGGTACTCGCGAGGGTATGGAAGAATTGTGGACTCTCTGGCATAGGACTGACTGCAAATACCTATGGCATAACGGGAAGTACGATGTAAAGCTGCTTCGCATGAATGGCGTGGATGCCAGAGTGGATGAGGATACCATGCTGCTTAGCTGGTGTCTCGATGAAAGACCTGGTGATCCCGAATCGGGTGCAGGAGGTCACTCACTAGAATGGTTATTGAAGGACGAATTAGGCTGGCCGAAGTATGAACCAACATCAGTACGACACTTCAAAAAATCTGGCGAGATTCCTGATAATCGAGCGCGCCTGGATCTTTATGAATACAACGGGTTTGATACAGCAGGAAGCCTTGCGCTGTTTACAGTACTTAGAAGCCGTGCAATTCACGACGGGGTTTGGGAACGACCATATAAGTCTCTACTCATTAGACTCTCAGAAACTCTTACCGCTGTCGAACTTCAAGGTAATCTATTCGACGCCGAAAAAGCCTGCGACCTCCTAGAGTATGACGTATACCCCAAACTCCAAGCACAACGAGTTTCCATGCGTCAAATCTCTGGTCGGCCACGACTCAATCCTAACTCACCCAAGCAGCTAGAGACTTTGCTTTACGATGATTGGGGAGTTACACATGATTTGATGCGTCCGAGGATTGAGCGGCTTGGCAAGAGAAGCACGGATAAGGCAGTTCGTGAGGCTATGCTGCTAGGCTTGTATAAAACCAAGCTGGATGAGAACGGACGTTTGGCGGTAGATCAGTTTACGCAGACTCTTGATGATTTCAAGCTTCTCGATACTCAGCGGAGTCGATACCTTGAGGGACTAGTTCTCAAGCGTTACCCAAATGGGAGAATCTACACTGACTTCAAGATACACGGCACAGAAAGCGGGAGGTTGTCTAGTGCCAATCCAAATCTACAAAACATTACGAGGACTAAGGAGGGCTTACCAAATATCCGTAGCTGTTTCCTCGCAGACCCCGGTTGTGTTTTCATATCCGCCGACTTATCTCAGGCAGAACTCAGAACGATCGCTGTCCTTTCGGGGGACGAAAGTCTCCAAAGTATATATCTCGATACAAATAGGTCACTACATAAAGAGGTCGCCGCAGAATTCTACGGAGAAAACTACACCTATGAGCAGTACGTCAGATCCAAGAACATCAACTTCGGAGTAGCGTACTGGCAGAGCGCATTTAGCTTCGCGCAAATGTATCACATGCCACAAGCCGAGGCTCAAGCGTACATCGATTTTTGGTGGGATCGATTCCCGAAAGTATGGGAATGGACAAAAGCTATGGAAAAGCAGGTGATGGAAAATGGCGAGATACAATCACCTTTTGGTCACAAACGCAGGTTTTATGTCATCCCCGCCGACGAGTCTGCGCGTATACATATCGCCAAGCAGGGGATCAATTTCCTACCTCAGAACATTGCAGCAAATATCACTCTTTGGGCGCTTTGTGATTTTGCCGATAGATGTGACTGGTCAATCGCCCAGCCCAGAATCACTGTTCACGACAACATTGTCGTGAACGCAAGAGAATCACATATGGACGAGGTTGCCCAGCTACTCAAGGATTGCATGGAAGGAGCAGCAAATGACGCAATCGGTTGGACTTTCCCATTCATCGCAGAACTCAGCGTTGGAGCCGATTGGGGCAACCTTCACGAGTTGTGATAATCGCGATCCCGAGGAACTAGGGCTAGCTCTCCTGCATTTCAGACAGCGACCAGATATGCGGAGTCTGCCACTGAGTCGAGTCTACGATGAAATGATGAAAATCCATCCCTATCACTGGACTCCACAATCGTGAAAATCTTAGCAGTTGATCCTGGAGTTATGACTGGTTATGTCTATGCTGAAATCACACCGGAGAGAACTCTCGAAGTCTATCCATTTGAGATGACTGACGAGGTTGATGATTTCTGGCGTAGACTCCATGAATTCAAGCCGTGGCGTATAATCATGGAAGACTTTGATTTCAGGGGAGGCCATCAAAGGGCCAGCACAGGGATAAATTACTTCCCCATCCAGTTGATAGGTGTCGCCAGACTCTACGAGCTTATCGAGCCAACCGGAAAGTGCGCCCTCTTTTTGCAAAAGGCAGCACAGGGGAAG